TATATATATTACATACATAATAACTATTAAACGAATATACATATATACATATATAAACTATATAAAATAGATTATTACTATATATATATATAGACTATAGACAATCTATGTACGCTCGGCTCACAAAATGAGCTATAGGGCTAAAACGCGTTAAAACGCGCTATACGCCGTTTTCGTGTTTTCCCTTGTATTGGTATTACTTAGACAATATCTCTAGTAACCTAGTAAACATAAGGGCTAGACGGCTATTCTTGTATGTCATTCTGTATGTAATTACAGATACATACATACATACATTTTTATGCGATACTCGCGAGAGGGCGTCTTGCCCTTTTCCTAAAGAGAGGTATCAACATGATTCAAAACATAAAGGAACAACGAATAAGCGGCGCAAGTCTTGGCCGTATTCGCGACACTATTCGTTTTAACCTACAACAAAGTCGCGGCAGTCGTTTAGGCAACTACGCTTACAACGCAAGTCGCTATAACGAGCGTCGCGAGCGTATGCGCGAAGCTGGTCGGCTACTATGCGAAGCAATACGCGACGAAAGCGACTCGGACGCGATAAGCGTTTTGCGCGACTTTAACGGCGAACTCGGCGGACATACAGAATGGGTCGAATGGCTCGAAGATAAATTCGGCGGCGACTATTTCACTTGCTATGACTGCGACGAGATTGGCTACTACGAAGACTCGAATAATGTCGAGGACGACTTTAGGGTATGCGATTGTTGCTCGGACAACTACTACTACTCGGAGCGACGCGGCTACCTATGCCGCGACTCGGACGACGACTACGACGACGAGGACAACGACGGCTACTCGAATATCGGTTCGTACCATTCCAGTAAGCGGCGTCTCGGTCATATCCCGTCCAGTTACGACAATCGTAAGCCGCGCGTCTTGCTCGGTCTTGAATTGGAAATGGAAATAAACGATAGCTATGACCTGGACTCGAAAGCTGGACAAGTCCTGGACTCTATTGGTCGTTACCATTCGCCGATTACTAAAACCGACTACCAATATTGCCTAATGGAGCAAGACGGCAGTATCTCGAATGGTTTTGAAATGGTTACTGGATACAGTGGACTTGATGTCCATGCCGCGCAACTCGCTTTCTTTAAGGATAGGTTCGTCGGTGCTAAGTCGCATAACACTACGACTTGCGGCTTACATATCCATGTATGTAAGTCGGACATGACTTTGCTCCATGCCGCCAAAATGATTCTATTCATTAACGACGAAAAGAATCTCGACTTGGTAACGGCAGTCGCTCGGCGCGGCGCGTCCAGTTACGCAAAATTCAAGGACAAGAAAGGCGACAAGTATTGGCTAAAAGACGCGCTCGGTTCGTCCAACTGGAAAGCGGATAGACTGCGCCGTATCAACTCGGACAGATACGAGGCTTTAAATTTTCAAAACGCCAATACAGTCGAATTTAGGCTCTTTAAAGGGACGCTGAAATATACGACGATTATGGCTTGCTTAGAGTTTGCCTACGCGACTTGGTTCTTTGCTCGCGACACTTCTCAGACTCAACTTACAAGCGAGAATTTTTTGAAATTTATTTGTCTCGAAAACAATCGCCGCGATACGGCTTACTTGCGCGCATATCTGGTCGAAAAGGGTTTTGTATTGCCCTTTGCTACTAAGCCGCGCCCAGTCGCCTACGGCGGCTCTCTCACAACTTCAACTACTGGAGAACTCTAATCATGTGCTTACTCATTACTCAATCACAACATTCGCCGAAATTGTCGGACGCTTGGCTTACTGATTTTTACGATTACAACTCGGACGGCGTCGGCGTTATGACAGTCGTCGGCTCGCAACTGGTAATTGAAAAAGTATTGCCAAAAAACGCGCAACAATTTATCGCTTTTTATCGCGAGCATATCGAGGGTCGCGACTGCGCGTATCACTTGCGTATGCGGACGCATGGCAATACCGACTTAGAAAATTGCCACCCTTACGAGGTTCTTAATCGCGACGAGCATGGACTCGACTTATGGTTGATGCACAACGGCGTCTTATCAACTGGTAACGCCGCCGACACAACTAAAAGCGATACATGGCATTACATTCGCGACTACTTGCGTCCTATGCTTTCCAGTAACCCTGATTACGCTTTCTCTCAATCGTTCTCGGACATTGTCGGTACTCATATCGGCGCAAGTAATAAATTCGTCCTAATGGACAACTTAGGACGCGTCGCCGTCGTCAATCGTTCTAGCGGCGTTTATTGGGGTGGTTTATGGCTTAGTAACACCTACGCATGGAGCGCGACTAACAGCGTATCCAAAACGCCAATTAAGGGCTACAAAAAACAAGCGAAGCAAGTGAAAGAAAAGCCGCAAGTGCGCGTCCAGTATTCGAGATACGGCAGTCGTATGCCGATTGGATACATGGACTCTTACGGCTACGGCTACGACGAGGACGAGGGCGACTTTCCAGACTACTACGACGCTTACGACGATATAGAGATTATGTTGTCGGACTTAGCCGATAACGGCTATAGCAAGGCGGCGAGCGTCTCTCTCAATACTTGCCTAGACTTTGTCGAGACATTCGGTCTTGAGTCGTTTAACGAGGTCGCGTATATGGTGCTGGACGGCAATATCGGCGAGGACTGGTTTATTAAAGTAATGACCGACGACATAGCGGCGCGAGAGGCTTTTCCATTCTTAACGAAAGGGTACGAATATGCCGAATAATCACCCAACACCAAACGATATATGGTGCGCGATATTGTTGGTCGTTTTTATTCTTATTCTTATTAACTTATAACGCGTCCAGCAACTCATTTAAACCCGCTACGGCGGGTTTTTTTGTATCTACTGATACCGACATATCAAAAACAATTAAAACGGCTCTATGGCTCTATTAAGTGTCTCAAAATTGAATTACTTGATACTGCAAGGGTTACAGGGCAATTTAAGCAGCTGGAAAAACGCGTAAATTATTGATTTTATTAGATAAATTTTGGCCTGATTTTTTTTAAAATTTTTTTTAATTTTTTTTTATTTTTTTTTCTATTTATTTGGAAACTTTTTACCTTATGCGCGTGTGTCTGTGCGTGAGTTTTGAAAAAAGTCAAAAATCGTTCAAGGCTGATGGGTAGATCGCGCTTGCTTAAATTTTGTGCAAGAGTCGTTAAATAGAAGATAGAAATAAAATAGAAAAGTTCTACGATAGTTATACGATTCTTTGAATCGTATATAAATATATATATAACATCTATGTAACCCCATCAGGTTTTGAGTTATCCACCACTTATCCACAGGTTATCCACAGAGTTATCCACAGGCAAATTGTCAAAAATACCTCAAGCATGATGAGTAGATGAAAAATATATTTGCATATCTTTTGTAATCGTTTATACTGTTCTCGTAGTACACATTTAATCCTAACTATGAGAGGACAATTTATGCAATTTTGTAAAGACTGTAAGTTCTTTAAACCCCGTGAGATCAGGGTGGATTGGGACACCAATATCGACTACGAAAAAACAGTCGATAAGTGTGATTCACCAAACTTACCAATCGATCTAGTCTATGGCATTCGCCATCCCATCAGAGCCAAAGATTGCCGTGCAGATAGCTATTTGTGCGCTGAGGCTGCGCATTGGTTTGAGCCAGCGGATGACCTGGACGATCTATCAACCATTCCTTTTGGGAGACAAGCATGAACAATCAACAAGATTTCGCGCCCGAAGTACGCAATTCAGCCATCTGGAGTGGGGATTCCCGCAAAGTGGCCAATGGCAAGGCCGTGGATGTCATTTTGGAAAAGCAAGGTAAGAAGGATTTGCCTGATTTATCCCATGTAGAGGCAGTACAAATGGGTCATGTGATGCAGCCGACCATTGGTCGTTTGTTTCAAGACCGTTTAAAAATGGAGCTAAAAGATGCTGACTATTCTATTACTCACCCTAGCCATGATTGGTTTCGCAGCCATTTTGATTTTATTACTGCTGATGGTTTGGCTTTAGTTGAGGCGAAAAATTACAATGCTGCCGTTAGAAACAAGTTTGATCCTGATACCAATCGTATTCCTGATGCGGATTATGCCCAGCTGGTGCATGAAGCTGCTTGTCATGGCATACAAAAAATCTATCTTGCCGTGTTATTTGGCGGTCAAGAATTTCAAACCTTTGAATTTGACATCACGGAAAGCGAAAAAGATGACCTTATCAAGAAGATGGCGGAAGTCTGGGGCTACTGCAAATCAGGCAACTTACCGCCAGCTGAGAGTATTGAACAAACTAAGATTATGTTCCCGCAAAGCTCTACCGCAGTCGTTACGGCTACGCGTCAGGTTGAAATGGCTATCACTCAGCTTAGAGATATTAAGACTCAAATTAAGAATCTGGAAACTGCTGAGGAGCAAGTTGAGGTAGCAATCCGCAATTTGATGGGCGAATCTCAAGAAATACGGACTGTCGATGGTCAAACATTGGTCACTTGGAAGTCCAGCAAGTCTTCCAAGCGGTTTAGTGCTGATCTGTTCAGAAGTGCCATGCCTGACATTTATGAGCAGTTTGTTGTTGAACAACCAGGCGCAAGACGCTTTTTGGTTAAATGAGAGGAGTCATTATGCAAACCGAAGTAATAAAAATTGATCCAGTAAAAGCACAACAGTTTTTAGATAGTGCCAATTATGATAACCGCCGCTTGCGTGGCTGGTGGGTGTCATCCTTAGCCAACGCCATGCGCCGTGGAGAGTGGGTCTTAACCCATCAAGGCATTTCTTTTGACACCAATGGTCGCTTGATTGATGGCCAGCACCGTTTGGCTGCGATTGTCGATTATGGCAAACCAATTGAAATGGCCGTTTCTAAAGGGGTTGATCCTGATGCGTTTAAGGTGGTGGATTCAGGCATCAAACGCACCATATCTGATCAAACCCATTTGCACAAAAAGACGGCAGAGGCGTGTCGTTTGGCGGGATATATGGTGTTTG